CAATAAATTAAATACAGTACATTTAGATGACTTAATTGATAATTTAAATTGGAATATGTATATTAATAAAAATAATTAATATGGAAAATAATTTTAAAAAAAATAAATTTATAATTATAAAATCAGCTATATCTAAAGAATTGGCTGAATTTGTATGTAACTACTTCTTATTAAAAAAAGAAGCTGTTTATTATATGTACGAAAATAATTTAATTTCTCCAAATTCTGTGTTTGGAACATGGAAAGACAAACAAGTGCCAAATATGTATTCGCATTATTCTGATTTTGCAATGGAGACATTATTAATTAAACTTCTACCTGTAATGGAAAAAGAAACTAAATTAAAATTAATACCTACATATTCATATGCTAGGATTTATGAAAAAAAATCTAATTTATTTAGGCACAAAGATAGAGAATCTTGTGAAATATCTACTACTTTAAATTTAGGAGGAGATTCTTGGCCAATATTTATAGATCCCACAGGAGAAGATAATGTTTTTAACAAAAGAAACACGGATAAAGGAGAAGAATGTGATATAAAAAAAACAGCAAATAAAGGTATTAAAATAAATTTAGAACCCGGGGATATGTTAGTATATAAAGGAGATGAATTAGAACACTGGAGAGAAGAATTTAATGGAGAAAAATGTGTTCAAGTATTTTTACATTATAATGAAAAAAATGGAAAATTCAAAGATAAAAATTTATATGATGGAAGACCTATGCTAGGAGTTCCCTCTAGATAGGATTATAAACTTCCCAATTTCCAGAACTATTTTTCTTTTTTTTCTCCCACTTTAATAAATCTTCATTCCAAAATAAATGTATACCTAATTCAAATTCTTCCTGAGTTATTTCCTCATATGAAATTGGAGCTTCCCATATACATTTTTCTTCATTTAATTTCCAAGAATTGTGAATTTTAGGTGGAATAAAAGCATCTCTTTGTTCATCATAAACGTAACCTATTCCAGCGTAATTTTTTCTAAATGATTTAGATTGATCTGGAGAAATAACAAATTCACCATTAATAACAGACCAATGTTTTCCTAGTTTTGTATTATATGAAGTTCTTTTACATCTTAAACCCGTTCTAAATTTAGCATATTCTATTTCCCAATCTGTATTACCTTCACCTTCATTTTTTCCAGTAATTACTTCAACTACTACATTGTTTTCATCTATAAATGCATAATGAGCCATATTATTTCCCTTAACTAAATGTAACAGTTCCTGTACCTGCTGTTACTTGATAAATTTTACTTGTCGGAGTACTTGATGGTGTTTGTGTTACACCTGGGCTAAATGTAGCATTGTTTGCAGAAGGTATTCTTATAATAACAACTCCTGATCCTCCACTCACACCAGCTGCTGCAGATGGTCCAGGTGTATATCCTGCACTTCCTGCACCTCCCCCGGTATTAGCTGATCCTGCTCCTCCTGCTCCAGGACCCCCTACTCCACCAGCTCCTCCACCTTCTGAAGCACTAGCAGGACCTACTCCAGGTCTAGCACCTCCACCGCCTCCTCCAGCTCTTCCTACAGGAGAACCTGTTATTGAAGAATATAATCCTGCACCACCATTACCGCCTTGTCCATTACCAGCAGGTGGAGCTCCTCCTGCTGCACCCGCTCCGCCACCTCCAGCTGATCCATAGCCAGGAGGGTTAGCAGCGGTTTGACCTCCTGGAGATCCTTGTCCAGAAGTTCCTGCTCCAATACCTGGGGTAGATATATCTCCACCTCCACCTGAACCTCCTGGTTGAGCATCACTTGGACTAGGTGTTTTTGAAGGTACAGGAGAGCCACTAAAATCACTTCCACCATACCCACCACCCAATGATGTTATTGTATTGAATACTGAATTACTTCCATCGCCTGGCTTAATACCTGGATAAGGGCCACCATTAGTTCCAGCTCCACCCCCACCTATTGTAACAGTATAAGGTAGACCTGCTTTTAATTCTAATGCTGCTTCTGCTGGAGAATTTCCTCCTGAAGTTTCACCTGGAACATTTAATCTATATCCTCCAGCTCCTGATCCTCCCCCTGACCAAGATCCTCCTCCGCCTCCACCAGCTATAACTAAATATTGAACTGATATTGGTTTAGATCCAGCGGTTAATCCAAATCCTTTTGCTGAAGCTGCTCCACGTGTAGAAAATAAAGGCATTACAAAGTCTCCTTAATTAAATTGAGTTTGTGACGCTAAAATTGTATATGCTGGGGTTGTTGATGTTTTAATTGCAGTGAATGAATAAACATCTATTCCTGCATTACCTGAACTTGGTGCAGAACCACCTTGATACTCAAGCGTAACGTTTGTTGATGAACCATCAATCGTTATTGTTGAAACATAAAAAGTAGTGTTAGTATTTAAAAATGCACCTGTTAATGCTTCACCAACAGATAACATACTATTAAGAGTTGTAGAAGAACTACCTCTTAAATTTATTGTAAATTGACCTGTTGCCACTGTTGTATGATAAAGAATAGCTTGAGTTAAAAAATCATAATTAATTGTTCCAGTAGACGCTACTGCTGTTACAGTTACTTTTTCTTCAACTGCTTGAATTTTACCAGTACCATTAAATGTTATCGAACCTGTTCCTTTTGGTGTAAAATTTATACCAATATTAGCATCACTACCTGACGCTGTAATGTTTGGATTGTTTCCTGTTGCAGCATTAGCTACAGTTAATTCATTAACTGCTGAAGCTGTTGCTGTAAATATAATTTCTTCATTACCATTACTATCATCAATTTCATTAATAATAGGAGATGTTAATGTAGGTGTTGTTAAAGTTTTATTAGTTAATGTTTGAGGTGCTGTTAAATTTACAATTCCTAAATCTACTGCATCTGTTCCGTTTAAATAAACTAGTTTAGTTGTTTTATCAGCTGCTCCAAATATTACTGAAGCTCCGCCTACTTGATTTAAAGCAAGAGTAAATGCACCTGATGTTGCGTTTTGTAGAGTGTAAGTTTTTTCAATTCCTGAAGCCACAAAAACTGTACAGTTTGCAGTGATAGTTCCTGTAAATCTTAAAACAGCGTTTCTAGCATTTGAAATTGTAGCATCAGTCATTAATAAAGTTGTATTAGTAGACGTGATAGCTATGTTTTCAAAACCAACGATGGCTTGTTGTACTAGGTCTAAATTTGTATTTGTTTTTGTTCCCCATGTACCCGAGTTTTCACCCGTAGCCATTAGTTCTAGTTTAAGATCTGTAGAAAATGATGATGCCATAAAAATCCTTTATAAATTATGTAATATATCTAATTTTAGTTTCATTAAGCCGCTATGTCAACCACACTCCAAGTATTAGTTACCCCTATATCTACCACTGCCCAGGCAGCTATAAATAAACGACCTGTAGAAGCTGTCATATTTACACCAGTTAGGCTTACTGTAGATAAAACTTCACCAGAAGCGGCTCCCACACTTACATTTAATAAATTTGTAGATACTGAAACAATAGTGTTCGGTACACCTTCTTCATCACCTAAACTTGTTGTTAATAAGTTAGTATTTGCTGTAATATTAGCATCTGCAGTAACTTGAGCAATTGATGTTAAAGTTAAAGTTAATAAATTAGTTGATACAAATACTTCTACAGAAGGAACAGCTTCTTCTTCAGCACCTTGAGATATAAGCATACCCCCAATGTTGCCCCACGAACCATACCCCCAATTAGCTGCACCCCATGGTAAATTACCAGGAGAAGTCACTTCAACATCAAGACTAGTTTGTTCTAAAATATTACCTTCAGTAATATTTAAAATGTTAGTTGATACATTAATATTTGCGTCTGCAGTTAATGTAACATTAGCTACTGTTGTATTTAATAAATTTGTGTTTAAAGTTAAAGAGCCTGTGCCTTCGATTGTTTCTTCACCTAAATCAACAGAAGAACCAGTAATTTGATTCCAAGCATATTGTCCGAAAGATCCTTGTCCCCATGTTGTTGGAGCACCAGGAGTTGTAACTTCTACAATTACATTTTCTCCAGCAAAAACAGAATTAACAGTTGAGTTAATTACATTTCCAATTACTATAATTTCAAAATTTGCTTCACCAGAAACTGAGTTAACAGAAGAAGTTAGTAAATTTGTAGATAATGTAAATTCTAAACCAATACCTATCGTTTCATCACCCGTTTGAGATTCACTACCAGTAATTTGATTCCAAGCATAATTTCCATAAATAGATTGTCCCCATGTTGTTGGTATTGCACCTGGTGTAGTTACAGAAACTGTAACATCTTCTGGTTGATGTCCCCATTCACCTTGACTCCAATTTAAGGCTCCCCATGAATCCACTGTAACATCCATGATATTACCCATTCCTGAGCCGTGAACATTACATATGTAATAAAAATCTGATGTTTGTGCTACTGTAATTTCTATGTATCTTACAGTAGCAGCATTAAATAAAGTTGTGTTGTAATAATTTGCTTGAGTAGTGACACCATCTAAATAATAAACAACTCCTGTTGTAATTCTTCCTGCAGTGCTTGTTGTTGTAGATAATGCTAATGGATGTGTAGCGTTACTTGCATCATTTTGATTGAATCTAAATGTGCCCCCTGTTACGACAGATAGGACAGGTTTTTGAACCCCATCAATATAATAACCACCACCTGTTCCGAAAGGAACTGTTACTGTAAATATAATGTCTGCCATAATAATCCTTTTTTAATATGGCAAACCAAGTGGAGATAATTTAAAAAATATATCTGCCACTTGGCCCTCCTAAAATTAAGCGATTCTTAATATAGCTGCTGAACTTGTGAACGCTGGAAATAAAATTGTAAATGTTCCTGATGTTGCAGTTTTAACAGCACCGAAATCTAATACACACACTGCTGCATTACTACCGAATGAAGTATTATAAATTACTGCACCCAATGCACTTAGTGTAACTCCTGTAAAAGATAAATCTGCGAAATCTACTATTCCTACTGAACCATCTAATGAAACTGTTTGTCCTTGCAATATTCCACCACCAGAAGCATATGTTCCAGTATTTCCTACTTCATTTGTTGAAGTGAAAACTGTAGTTGTTGCATTTAATACTGCGTTTGATTGATAAAGTGCTAATTTAAAAACATCTCCACCTGCTGCTGAAAAATCGTGATCTCCATCTAACAGTTGTGCTTTGAAACTATTACAAACCGCTTGGTCTATACTTAACGTCATAATTATTCTCCTATAATTTTATTATGGTGATGGCGACGGTACTTTTATTCGTAACGTTCCATCTTGATACTCGTCTCTACGTCTTCTACCTGTTTGTTCTAACGTAAATCCTTGTAATGCCATATTATACTTCTCTTGATACAGTTTGTACATATCCATCGGACCTTTTAAATATGCAAAAGCCTCTACTAAACATGCATATAATAATAGTTCTGGGGCGTTTACAGAAATATAAGTTTCTGTATTTGTTACACTTAAACCATCTGGAGTGTAAATATAATCTAATTCTACTACAAAATTTGAACTTGGTGTAGGAGCTACTTCAATAGCGTTTTCTCTAAATGTAGCATAATATTTAGGAAAACCAGTAGATCCTGATGAATTATATTCCGTTATAAATGTATCATCTCTAGGTTCTAAGGATACTTGAATACCTGATGTATTTGTAGCAACAACAGAACGGACAATTAATGCTCTTCTTGAAGTTGTTGAACCCGAAGACTGTGGGGAATCAGGAAGTAATAAATATTTATTATTAGCTGTAAATGTAGAAGTAGCATATTCTCTAGAATAGTCTGCATCTGTTTCTCTAAATATTTTAAATTCAGAATCTCTAATAAATCCATTAACAATAGTAGCTGTTAAAACTCCTGAATCTACTTCTGTATAATCTCTAATCTTTTGTACTAATTCTGCGTATGTCATGTTATAATAATAGTTGCATTTCCAACAGCACTATAAGCGGATCTTCTTGAATTAATAATATCTCCACTTATTCCAGGTTCCATTCCAATAGCTGTGTATTGTCCTGGCCAAAAATATAAATCTAATTCTACTAAACATCCTCCACCAGGAACAGTATCTGATCTAGCATTTTTAAGTCCTTGTGGATCTGCTTTGTGATGTCTTGGATCTAATTGAGGTTGTTTTGGTTCGTATTCAGTATAATGAACAAAAGAACCATTCCATTCTCTCTTCATTTCTACATATGGAAATTGCATTCCTGATCTATCTGATATAGCTAATGATCTTTTACCTCTTGCAAATGCCATTAGATACCATCTCCAAAGTAAGTATAAGGTGAAATATAAGAACTTGTTCTTTGTGAGTCTTCTTCTAGAGCTCTTTGTATTTCATCTTCATATATTAATTTTAATCCTTGCACTCTATCAGGAGAAACTTTTTGTCCTAGATAATAAGCAAGTCCAGATATCATACACGGTAGAAATCTATAAGGAACGTTTGCTTGATCATTATAATCACCAGCATCTTGAATTCTACTAATGTAATAATACTTTAAATAAATATATTGAGCACAATCTGGTGTTAAATATAAACTGATTTTTGGATTAGTTTGGCGATCCACATAGTATTGTGAAGGTTGTCCAGTTTGTCCTTTATTAGGAAGAGCTGCATAAGCAGACCTATCTATTTTATCTAATGAAATATCGTTTGTTGTTTGAGTAATTGTTTCAGCTGTAGATACATAAGCCTCTAGTACATCACTACAGTCTTGTGGTGTTGCATAAGTTGATACACCCGCTGTAAGTAATTGTTCTTTAAGAACAACTTTCCAAAGATGAACACCTCTATTTCCCCATTCAGAAAATAAAATGTTTAAACTTCTTCTTGCTGATTTTATATTGTATCCGCTGTTAGTTCTAACCCCACAACGTTCATAAGCTTCTTCAATAATATCATCTATGTCTAGATCGAATGTTGTAGTTCCTGAAGTAGCCATTAGACATTATTTTTTCTTATTGTTTTTAGAAACTTTCTTAGCACTGAATCCTTTTAGCATACCTGCAACTTTTGCTGGTGTGTTTTTTGGAGTCATTCCTGCTTTTAAATACGTTTTCATTCCCATTTTAATATTCTCCGAAGTATTGTTTGTTAACTTGTATTGCTTTTTGACCTTTAACCATCATTTTACCTTTTTGAGCCTTTACAGGTTCTTCGGACATAGCTTCTTGAATAGCCATTCCTCTTTTTTTCTCGTAAGAAGATAGTTTTCCGTCTTTATCTAGATCTGCTTTTGGACTTAAACTTTTATTTTTCATCATATACTAAATATACCTCATTTTTGTCATGTTATATATACCACCCATTTGCATTTTTTTAGGTTTTTTTACTATTGTCTTAACATTTGTAGGCCTTGGACCTACATTACCAGCTGCTCTCTTTCTAATTACTGCTGATCTCTTCTGACTTTCAGTCATTCTTGCTGCTTTTGCAGCAGGAACACATTTTGGGTAACCTCTTTTTGACCCACTCGCTGATTTTCTTCCACATTCTCTATATCCTCCTCCTTTTTTTGGTGCAGAAATATCTACCCACTTCTCATTAAACCATTTTGTAAGGCCACCTTCTTTTAAACCTAAATCAAAATAGTATTGCCCTGTTTTTTCAAAACCTTTTTCTTGCTTTTGTTTTGCTTTTTGCTCAGTAATAAGTCTTGCTGCTTCTTTAGAACCTACTCTTTTAGCAAGTTCTATTGTAGATTCTTCTTTGTT